GTACGCCATCGGCCCGATGATCCGTGACGGCCTCGTACGTGTGTGGGTAGCAGACCCGAAGAGCGTGGAGTACAAGCGAGGACGCAAGCTCTGGTACCGCTACGCGGACAGGACGAAGGACATCATGGAGATGCTCAAGGAACTCGTGGCAGAGATGGAGGCACGTGAGCTTCGACAGGCCGACAGCACACGCATGCACGAGCCTTCGGTAGAGGAGCCGCTCGACCTCGCCCTCATCGACGAGATCCTCTCCGTCACGGCACTCGCGAAGTCGACCACGAAGACCCAGTTCCAACACCTCCTCGGTCTGCTACTCACGAGGGGTCGCGCGGTAGGCGTCAACGTCATAGCGCTGTCCCAGGACGCGACGAAGGAGATGCTCAACCTTCGCGGTTTCTTCCCGCGCCGCTGGGTAGGTCGGCTTGAGGAGGCGATCCAGGTGGACATGGTCCTGGGTGATGGTGCCCGTGACGCTGGCGCGCGCAGCGACGATCACCGTGTCGTTCCCTCCTCGCTACCAGGCGTCGGCTTCGTGAAGATCGAGGGCCATCGCGAGCCCGTCCGTGTACGCTCGTGCAGGATCACCGACGCCGACATCGACCTCATGATCGAGAGGTACGCACCCGACCCGACCGCTGCTGTGTCCGTCAACACCTCTCCTGACAAGCTCCGGTCGACGATGAAGGGCGAGGATGGTCCCGAGATAGACGACGGTGAGATCAGGCTCACGCCGCGTCTGGAGGTAGAGCGCGAAGCGTGGCTGCAATTCTTCAAGGCTCAGGTAGACGGCGAGCAGGCCGGTGACGATGTACCGGCCGAGCAGCTAGAGACGGTGGTGATGTCCTGATGCACAGGAGGTGTCACCGTACGGTCGGGCTAGCGGTAGGAGTTGGTACCTCGGTCGCGCTGTCCGCGCCACTCGCCGGCGCGGCCGTCATCGCGCTCACGGCTCGTGGCGGGTCGATGATCCCCGACTACATGGAGAGGTGGTTCGGCGTCGAGCAGCGCGACCATCGCACGTGGACGCACTGGCTCGCCACTACGATCCTCGTCGGCCTCGCGCTAGGCGCCGTCGTCTACGGGATCGGGTACGGTGCGGAGACGCTCGTGCACAACAACATGGAGGGTCGAGAGGCGCGACACCTAGCGCGCGTCCTGCACGAGGCTAGCGTCGGGATGGGGATACTCGTCGCCATAGGCGTCACGGTAGGCGCTATGTCGCACAGCCTGATCGACGCGTGCACGGTAGGTGGCGTACCTCTCTGCGGTCCCTTCACGAAGCGCAAGATGTGGGTCGTCCCGCGCGGCCTGCGTACGGAGGTTGGAGACAAGGAGGCAGAGAGGGCCGGACGACCATTCACGCCCACGGTCGGGGAGAAGAGGTGGACGCTGTTGGCGAACCTCACCACGCTTGGGTTGATCGTCCTCACCTTCGCACCACACGTAGTCGACTTCCTCAACAAGCACCAGGCGCCGTCGTGAGCCAACGATGGGAGCTGAGGCGCGCGCAGTTTGTCGTCGATCAGATCCCCCCATCCAAGAATCAGACGAACTGGAAGACGTCTATGGCAAAGGCCAAGACGAAGATCAAGTGGCGTCCGATCCTCACGGACGCCCTCAACGGACTCTACCTACCCAAGCCGATCCCGCGCGTACCAGGCACGCCACTCTTCGTCTTCGTGTCGCTCCGCTTCGGACCGAGGAGCCAGTCGCCCGAGACGCCGAACTACGAGCCATCCGTGAAGGAGTGCGTGCTCGACGTGCTCCGCGTGTCAGAGGACCCGAGCGCCCAGGGGTGGATCGACGACGACAAGGACGACCAGGTGTGGATCGCAGTCGACATCATGAAGGAGCGAGGCAAGCGAGGGATGATGGTCGTGTTGGAGTGGATGGAGCCCGTCGACGAGACCACCCCGAGACCGTTCTTCGAGCCACCCGACATTGATCAGTCGTCCGTACTCGGATAAGATCGTCTCGTGGACGGTGATCTCGAGAACGGGCGCTTCTACCTCGCCCGCAGGTCAGGTCTCAGAGAGATAGAGCTGGTCGACGGCGGACACGACGGACCCGAGGCGGTCGTCAAGGCGGCCAGGATATTCAAGCGCGTCTACCAGGACGAGGGGCCGTGGGTCATGGTGCAGGTCGGAGAGGTGCCGGTACTAGGAGGAGGATCCGGTGTAGCAGCCGGCGTCGAGCACGAGGAACTCTACGAACGGATGAGGAGAACATGACTCGTAGGAACGCGATCCTACTCACCGCACTGGTGGCCGCGCTGCTGACGATCAGCAGCCTGGCCTCGCCTGATACCGCCTCGGCGATCTCCATACCAAACCCGCTCGACGCGATCCCCACGCCCAGCCTGAACCCTGTCAACTGGGCGGTGGACGGGTTCAAGGCGATCCTCAAGTATATCTTCGGCGACCAGGTCGACGACCTCGGCCGTAACCTGATCAACCTCCTGCTTTCTCTCCCCCTCCTGAGCGATAGGAAGTCATTCCCGCAGCTCAATCAGTACCGCGACTACGTGTCCGGTGCGGCGTGGGGGCTACTGTCGTTGAGCTTCGTGGTGTCGGCGCTCCGCTACTGGCTGTCGAGCTACAGCGGTGGGGGTGCGTACGAGGCGCTCCAGGGGTTCGTACGATCGGTCGTGTCGATCGCGATGCTGCTGATGTTCCCGGTCGTGTTCGACCAGCTCGGCAGGTTCGTCAACGCGTTCACGTCCGCGCTCGTCGTCAACCCGATCGTCGGCAACGGTCTGGGAGACGGGCTCGTGGGCACGATGACGCTCTACACGGGCGGCGGGTTCGGGATGCTGATCAGTCTCTGCGCGATCGTCATGGCCTTCTTCCTTCTGATCGTCAAGGTCGTCGTGACGGCCCTGCTCGCGATCCTCTTCGTCGCGTCTCCCCTAGCCATCGCGCTGTGGCCGGTCGAGGAGACGAGCTTCCTGATGAAGGGCCTCTTCTCGGCGATCGGTGGCGTGCTCATCTTCCCGATCGTCTGGGCGCTCTGCTTCGCGACCTTCGCGGTCCTGAACACGGACGCCCTGTTCCCCGGCGACCACGGGTCGCTGATCGACTCGATCCTCTCGCCGCTCGTCGTCCTATCCGCGCTGATCATCGCCTTCCGTCTGCCGTTCAAGGTGATGGAGATCGCGATGGGCGCCAGCATCACCTCGGGCATCCGCAGCGCCGGCCTCGCGGCCCGGTCGGGTGGATCCTACGCCCGGTCGAACCTGCGGCCCTCGCCGACGCGCCCGACCTCCTCCGCCTGGAGACAGGGCACGCTTTTCTAGGCGCCTGCGAGTAGTATGGGCCGGTGCCGTTGACGCCGCGTCAGCTCCAGATCCTCTGTCTCTACTCGCAGGGGCTTCGCCGGCAGGAGATCGCTAGCGTCTTGAACCTCGAGCCAGGGACCGTCGAGCGTCATCTCCAGGACATCCGCGAGCGCCTCGGGACGAAGTCGGTCGCCCACAGCATCGTGGTCTCTCTCGCACGCGAGCATCTAGAACTCGACTCCCTGACCGAGACTGTCGTGCCGCCGCAAGGAGTCGCCGCCTAGCTCCGGACGCACGAACGCCGCCCCGGTCCAGAGCGGCGTTCGCTGAGAGGAGACCATGAGCGCCCTCAACAGGGGAGGATCGGGCGCATGGACTCTCCGTCAGTCTAGCGGCTCGAGAGAGGGGAAGAGCGTCAAGCGCAGGCGGGAGACTCCGGGCTCGTCGGCGCGCACGAGCTCGCCGAACTTGTGTCGACCCCACACGTCGCTTGAGAGCCACCCTCCCTGGACTAGAGCGTCTCCGAGGAACTTGCGCACCAGCGCCACGGCGTTGTCCTCGTCGCGCTCTTGGGAGTCGGGGTAGGAGACCTCTCCATCGACCATCACGCGTTGGAGGCCCTTCGGGAGTCCCGACTGCTCGAGGAGATCGATCAGTATGGGCTGCCAGGTCGTCTTGAGCCCGATGTACGCCCTCTGACTACCTGATCCAAGCACGCGAAAGGACGGTGGTGCGCCGAGGTGGTCGCGGTGGTTCCTCGCCTTCCCGCACCTCACGCACATGTTCTGCTGCTTGAAGGCGCAAATGCCGCCCTTCTTGCGATGGATCGGGTTCGTCTTCGCCTTACCGCAGCGTCCGCACGGCTTGCGCTTGAAGTGGCAGACCTCAGTCAGCTCGATCATCACGGGCGCCAGGATCGTGTCCTCGTGGTCAGGGTGATGTGTTACGGCACACATTCCCATAGATCATAGGCAAACTTATGCTCGCTGCATAGGTGTCGTCAGACGAACACCCCTCGCTTGTCATGGGCAGGATGCTCCGGTGTCCGTTCTGCGAGGAGTGGGCTCCGATCGAGTCCTACACAACCCTCCTCATGCCAGCCGCCCATCTCCAGCAGACCACGCAGATCTACAAGCATGGAGGCGAGGGTGGATGCAAGGCCCTCTTCGCTCTTCGTCATGACTGACCTCGCTCGCTCCCAAGAGTACCGCGCGCGTAGGGGAGAGCGACTCGCCCACGACCGGATCGATCAGGTCCTCGATCGCGTCGGTCTCTCCGAGGAGCGGTGTCTCCAGCTCGCGGCGGCGGACGTCGGTCCCCACGCGCGTAAGAAGCTGAAGGGGATCCTCGACAAGTACCGCAAGTCGGCCACGCCGTTCCGCGACTGTAAGCGCGACCAGATAGCCAACGGCCTGCCAGAGAAGCTAGCGAACGAGCGGTGCGCCACGCTGAAGGACATCATCCGGGGGACCACCAAGTGGCGCAAAGGCCCGGGCAAGATGCACGCCTCGGACGACCTGGCGATCAGCCCGTGCTCCCTGGTCGACGACGACGTCGCCGTGCTCCTCGACCAAGTCGATACCAAGGCTCTGGCCGAGATTCTGGCAGAGGAGACCTAGATGGCAGACCTCACGACCGATCCGAGCGATCCCCGCCTAGGGCGTGGCGTAGATACCTCCCCTCGTCCACAGCAAGAGGCGTACCTCGTGCTCAGCGAGGAGGAGCGTGAGAAAGGCTACGTTCGCCCGCTCCGGTCCAGTTATCTCCACGTGGTTTGCGGAACGACTACGACGATGGGGCACGAGATCGCAGCGACTTACGCGCGACGTCCAGACTTCTACGGCGCGACCTACTGTTGCTCGTGCCAGAAGCATCTACCTGTCGCCGAGTTCACCTGGCTTGACGGATCGGTAGTGGGCTCATGAGCAAGCTACGCACGCTCCTGTCCAAGATCGCCGGGGACAACGGCATCGAGCTAGACCAGCACGAGTTGGACGACCTTCTCGGCGAGAGCCACGAGGACGAGACCTCGATCGTCCAGCTCGACGGGACGATCCCCGGTCGGGCCGCTGGGGTCATCGAGCTCTTCCTCGCCGCGCCGAAGGAGACCATCGAGGACGGCGACCTGCTCTGGGAGCCGATCGCGCGCGAGGGCCAGTGGGCGATGCGTCCAGACGGCAGGGGTGGCAAGAAGCGCGTCCCGCTGAAGATTGTCGCCGGGCGCTCCAAGAACCAGCGCCGCGAGATCGGCCTCCAGGACGTCGTCGACGCCTTCGACGACGGGGCCGTCGAGCACGTCACGGTCCCCACGACCCACGAGAACAAGGCGACCGAGAACAACGGCTACATCAAGGGCCTGAAGGTCGTCGCAGGGAAGTTCGCCGGCAAGCCCGTCAAGTTCCTGATGGGCGGCTATGAGATCACCGAGCCCGAGATCAAGGCGAAGATGAAGCGCGGCAGCATCCCCAGCCGCAGCGCCGGCTTCCTCTACGACTACGAGCGCACCGACACCGGCAAGCGTTACCCAGTCGCGCTCGAGCACGTCGCGCTGACGCCCAAGCCCTGGCTGCGACCGATGCCGCGCTTCGGTCGCAAGTTGGAGGCGTGCTCTGACGTCGAGACCATCACGCTCACGCTCTCAGACGACGGCCCGAGCGACGACGAGTACGCACTGACGCTGGCCGACCCGGCGCCAGACGAGGACTTCCTCGCCACGACCGCGAACCTCGTTTGGCCCCAAGAGGAGAGCCCGGCCTGGCTCCAGGGGCAGGTCAACTCGATCCTCGACGCCAAGCGATCAGCGCAACGCGTCAGGATGAAGGACTCGCCGATGTACGTCGAGGAGGCGATCGTCTACTACAGGTGCAAGGAGGCCAAGCCAGGGCAGGCGCTGATCTGCGACGGCTACAGCGACGTTGCCAACCACTGGATCGCCCCGATCACCGTCAAGGACGGGCAGGTCGAGCTGTCGGCCTTCACCGAGTGGCAGTCGGTCGATCAGGCGTGGGTCGCCGACAGCACCGACCAAGCGCCCGACCCGGACTCGCTCGCTGACGACCAGATCAAGACCGGCGCCGTCGCACCCTCGACTCCCATCAAGAAGACGAGAGTTCAACTGGCCCAGGAGGCGCGACGCGCCCGTGCTGGGAACGAACCGACCAACGAACCCCCGAGAGGTGGTGGCAACATGGCAGGCGAAAACACGAATACCGTCCAGCTCTCGGATGAGGCTCGCAACGCGATCCAGGCGGCCGAGGCCCGTGCCGCAGCAGCCGAGCAGAAGGCGGTGCAGCTCTCCCAGACCGTCGACAAGCTCGTCGGCACCGCGAACGCGAACCGCGCGGATGCGTTCATCCTCAAGCTCAAGGGCATGGGGCTCGACGAGGAGCACGGCTTCGGCGGGATGCTCAACGAGGTCCACCAGGTCATGCTCGCCGACGACGGCGGGGCGGCGCTCCAGTCCGACCACTTCGCCGACGACAAGAACTCGACCGGTGAGCTGACGCTCTCCGAGGCGGTCGAGCGAATCTTCGGAGCCCTGATGACCGCCGAGGGCACGACGCTCAAGCTCGGCGAGATTATCACCCCTCCGACCGAGCAGCTCGACGACGAGGGCAAGAGGGGTCCCGACGGCAAGCCGCCGAAGGGTGACGAGGTCGTCGACGAGGCGAACCTCTCCGACGCCGAGCTACTCGCGCTCCAGGAGAAGGACCACCCCGGCACGCTCGCGAGGGCGGGCATCAAGCTCGCCGACAACGCCAACACGAACGGCGGTAGCTGATGCTCACGCGGACCATCGACGTCGGCCACGGCTCCTGCATCATCAACGGCAAGGAGTTCAGCACCTCCTGCACGTTCGACGCCACCAGCCTGGAGGGTGGGGGCACGGGAGGCACCAACGAGGTCCAGACCGTTACCATCACCGGCACGCCGACTGGCGGCACCTTCACGCTGACCTTCCGAGGCGCGACGACGACGGGCATCGCCTACAACGCCACGGCGGACGCCGTCGAGACCGCGCTGGAGGCGCTGAGTACGATCGGTGACGGGGACGTCCGCGTCACGGGTGGACCTGGCCCGGGCACGCCCTACGTCATCACGTTCGTCAACGACCTCGGACACCAGAACGTGTCCAACGTCACCGCCTCGGCCGCCAGCCTCACGGGAGGCACCACGCCGGCCGTCACCGTCGTCAACACAACGCCGGGCTCGAGCGTCGGGTTCAACCCGCGCATCCTCGTCGGGTCCTGGGACAAGCCGGGCACGATGGTCATCCTCGTCGACAACGGCGCCGGTGCCGGGGTGGACCGCGTCCGCGAGTACGTTGGGTCGGGCTCGATCTACGGGATCCTCGACGGTGTCGAGGAGTTCCTCGGCACGACGTCAGAGGCCGACCGGTCGGTTCCGATCTACGGCAAGCAGGCGGGCCTCGTCGTCGACGCCCGCAAGATCAAGAACTACAGCACCTACAAGTCCGCAATCGATACGTGGGCCGCCACCGCCGGCGTCTCCATCCGCAACGGTTAGGAAGGAGACGACCTCTATGTCGATTTTCGACCTCGGTGCCCAGGCACGAAACACCGCGATCATCCGCACCGCGGCGCTCACCACGATGGAGCAGATGCCTCGGCCCGCGCGCCAGCTCGCGACGATGGTTCCCACGCGCGACGACAAGATCCAGCTCCGCCGCATGCAGGTCGGTGGCGCCGGACTCGCTCCCCTGAAGGCGATCGGGGCCTCGACGCCGATCTACACCGCTCGCGTCCGGTACACGGAGAACTACATCGAGCTCGTACAGATCGCGGAGAAGGCCCCGATCGACGAGCGCACGCGACGCCTCCTCGAGAGCACAGACGAGGAGATCCGCATGCGAGCCGGCATGACGATCCAGGAGCTTGGTCAGCGCATGTTCCTGCGTAACGAGAACCGCTCCGACAAGATGGTCATGGACGCGATCCTCACCGGCCAGCTCGTGATCGAGTTCGACGACGAGCCCGGACAGGGGATCACGCTCGTCTACGACTACGACCCGACGCACTTCATCAACGCGTCGGACTGGACGAACCCGACGACCGGTACGCCGCTCGCCGACCTCGACGCGGCTCAGGTCCTGCTCGGCGACTCTGCCGGCGCCTACGGCATCCACTTCTGGATGAACGGCAAGACCTACCACAACGTCGTCTGGTCCGACGAGGCGAAGAACCTCCTCACGGGCAGCGACCGGGCGCAGCGCATCCCGACCAAGTCCGACATGAACGCCCGTCTGCGCGACCCCGAGAACGTCCAGTGGCACGTAACCGACGCGGGCTACCAGACGGCCGACTCCTTCACGCGAGGCATGTCGGCGTTGAACAAGTGGATCCCGGACAACGTCGTCATCATGACGACGCCGGACCCGTTCGAGGGCGAGAACCTCGTCGAGCAGTTCGACGGCCTCGTGCTCGTGAGGACGGGATTCGACTCGGTCCAGCTCCGACCGGGACAGCAGTCGTTCGCGAAGATCGACGACTCCGACACCTACAACTGGCACCAGGTCTCGACGCGCATGCCGCGCATCAACAGGCCCGAGTGCATCGCGATCCTGACCGTCGGTCCGTAGCCATGAGGAAGATCTACAGGCTCAAGAGGGACGGGCAGATCGTCCACACCTTTCGCAGCACCGTCACCACGCTCGACGGTCGTCAGGAGCACCTGACGCGTGCCGAGGTCGGTCGCGCAGGACAGGAGTTCACCGATCTGCCCAGGCACGTAACCGACCCTATCGACGCGGGTGAGTTGGACGAACTCTGGGAGGTCGTGATGGTCCCGGAGGAGGATGACGAGGAGGAGCCGGTAGTCACGGAACCCTCGTCCCCTCCGACCCCCATCGCTCCCGTTCGTGGGAGACGCGCGCGCTCGACTGCCAGTGCCGACGAGGAAGACGAGGACTAGGTGGTCACGCCCGGACTCACGATCAGGAAGCTGGCCGATCGATCAGGCGGGCATCGCGTACGCGTGGTCGATCGGAGGACGGGTGCGACCAAGCTCGTCAACCCCGACACACCAGGTGAAGACCATGAGCCATGGCCGCTGGCGGGCGTCAAGATCCTCGACGACCCACTTCCCGACCCGTGCATGCTCTCGACGAACATCGTCGCGCGTGGAGAGCACGAGGGGTGGATCGAGCTGGAGGGCAAGGAGGTCGTACATCGTCCCGGTGGTCCACCTGATGACATCTGGCGACAGACGCACAGCCTCGTGCACGCCGACGTGATCGTGATCAAGGGCGTCGACGGCGACGTGCGATACAAGGTCGTACGCCAGCCCGACAAGTACGTCGATGGTGACGACGAGGCGAAGGTCACCGATGAGATCTACCAGGCCGGCGACACAGTCGTCGACAAGTTCTACCTCCTAAAGCTGGTGAGGTAGATGTCGAACCAGGTCCTGAATATCAGCAAGGGTAGACACGTGGAGTTCGCCATCCGCGTGAACGCGAACGACCCGGCCAACTCCGTATTCGTCATCGATCTCCTCGCGACTACGGGGCTGGAGTCAGACGCCACGCTGCTCGACAAGGACACGTTCGCGGACCTCGTATCGGGCGCGACGAACTTTGCCACCGGCACGGGATGGACGCGTAAGTCACTGAGCGACTCGGGCGGGATCACCGTGACGGTAGACGACACGAACGATCGCACTGATGTAGACATCCCCGACCAGACGTGGACGGCGGTAGCAGACGCGGCGGATGATGTCAGTCGACTGGTATGCGGGTACGACAACGACTCGACTGGCGGCACGGACGCGAACATCGTGCCTATCTCGACCCACGACTTCATCATCCAGCCCGACGGCTCCGACGTCGTGGCGCAGGTCGCCAACCTCCTGCGGGCGGCCTAGGTCGGTCCTCGTGGTCGTGATCTGACACAAGATGCCGGCGCCTACGTTCATCCAGGAGGCAGAGACGGCCTGGAACAGCACGACGACCCCGAAGACTACGTCATCGTTCGCGGTGCAGACCGGAGACGTGTTGGTCGCCATCGGCGTGATCGCGGACTCCAACGGCGTCGACGACAACCTGACCGTCTCCGGCGGCTCGCTGACGTGGACGGTGCCGACGAACGGACGCGTCAAGGTCAACCAGTACACGGGAGCCGTCATCTACACCGCCACGGCGACGTCGAGCACGTCGATCACGGTGTCCTTCGCGTCCGCGGCCAGCCCGTCGGCATGGTTCGGCGGCAACGTCCTGACGTTCCGCGGGTCAGGTGGCGTCGGTGTGTCGGCGAAGACGAACGTGCTCTCCGGCGCCCCGTCGCTGTCGATTACTCCCGGCGCGGCGAACAGCGCGATCGTCGCGGTCTCCGGCGACTGGGCGGCGGCGGACGGGACGACGAGGACGTGGCGCACCGTGAACGGCATCACCCCGACCTCCGGTAACGGCTTGGAGGTGACGTACTTCCGTGACGCCGCCCAGTACACCGTCTACGGCGCCTACTGGAACGACGCCGGGGCGGCGAGCGCGCAGACCGTCGGCCTGTCCGCACCCTCGGGGCAGAAGTACTCCATCGTCGCCGTCGAGGTGCTGGGGTCGACGAGCAAGTCACTGGTCGCCGCCGGTAGAGCCATCCGCAACAGACTGATCAGGAGGTAGGTATGCAGCGCATGTGGGCGAAGATCAGGGTTGCGACGTGGGTCGACCTGGACCTTGAGGTGCCGGAGCGCACCTTCGACAACGAGTCGCAACTTCGTGCCGATCACCCGGACTGGACCGAGGAGCAGATCGCGGAGGCGAGGACCGTCGACAACGAGGCTGAGGTCCAGGCGGCACGTACGGGAGCGGCGGTGCGCGCCAACGAGGTCGCGGCCGAGATGTGGCCCGATGCAGATGAGATCCAGGTCGAGGAGGTGTCTGACCGCTCATGATCGGCTTCGGGCGCCTGTATGTAGTCGAGTTTCATGCTGTGTCGATTAGCGCGCAGCAGGACTTCTTCTACATCAAGCCCGCGGCCGACAAGGTCTGCTTCATCGAGCAGGTCAAGATCGCGAACGTCGGCGGTACGGCCGACGCCGGGGACGCGCAGGAGGAGATGCTGAGCATCGAGTTCTGCTACGTCCCGGCGACCGTCACCGCCGGCTCGGGAGGCGGGACGTTCACGCCGATCCCGATCCCGATCAACGATGCGGCGGCCGGTTTCACGGCCCGCATCAACGACACGACGAAGGCGACGAGTTCGGGCACGATCTCCAATCGAGACAGCGACGGGTTCAACGTCCGCATCCCGTTCCTGTGGCAGCCTGCGCCGGAGCATCGCATCCTCGTCGCCAACGCGGCAGCCGTCACGTGTCGTCTGAACACGACCCCCGCCGACGCGATCACATGCAACGGGTCGATGTTGGTCAGGGAGCTGCCGTAGATGGGCGTCTACCGCCGCTCCTGGGTCGCGTACCGTCGCACTAGACGACGCGTCGTCTTTGGCAAGAGCGGGACGAAGACCGCCGCGGTCGGCCTCGCGTCAACGACGGATACCGCCCTCACCCTCGTCCAGGTCAAGAGCCGGGCCGTCACGGCGGCGTCAGCGACGAGCAGCGCACTCGCCGTGGGCAGCTCGAGCGCCAAGGCGGTTGGAGCGGCGAGCGACTCGTCCATCGGGTTGGCCCTCTCCACCCAGAGTCTCCAGGCGATCGCGCAGGCGTCCGGAGCCGATATGGCGCAGTCCATCGCCTCGTCCTCGCGTACGACGGTCTCGCTCGCCTCGACGACCGACGCCGGGCGGACCGTAGGATCCTCGCGCGCTCGAGCGGCAGGACAGGCCGCGTCGTCGGACTCGGCGATCGGCCTCGGTCGTTCGAAGACCAAGACGATCGTCCTCGCCAGCGACTCCTCCGTCGCCCTCTCCGCCTCGCGCGCCCACTCGATCCTCGCCCCGCTCGCGTCCTCCTCGTCGACCGCGCAGCCGGTCGGCTCTACCTCCAGGCTGGCCGTCACGATCGCGTCGACCGCCGAGTCGGCACAGTCGGTCGTGAGGGTCAAGCACCTCCTGGTCGGGCTCGCCACCAGCACCGAGCAGGCGATGGCCGTCTCCGTCCCCGGCAAGATGGGCTACGACGTCGAGTCATCAACGACGACGGACTCCGGGGCGACCGTAGCTACCTCGTCCGCGCGCTCCGTCTCCGCCGGCTCGTCGACCGACACGGCATCGACCGTCTCCAGCGCACACCTGCGGTCCGTGAGCACGGCCCAGGGCACGGACCTCGCCCTGGCGCTCACGCGCGTGAGCACGACGACGGTCGGCGCCGCGGGCTCGACCGGTCTGGCGCTGGCCCTCGGGGCCGCCAGCCAGCGTACGGTCGGGATCGCGACGGACTCGTCCACGGCTAGGCCCGTCTCTCCGAGCAGGACCAGGCTAGTCGCCGTCGCCCAGGACCTCTCGATGGCCGTCCTGGTGGGGGCGATGCGCGTCGGCCACGTCGGTCTCGCGACCAGCCAGGACGACGCACTCCTCGTCGGACGCGTGGCGCATACCGTCACCGCGGCAGGCGACATCGCCTCGGCGATGGTCGTCGTCAGAGGAGGGGTCGTCAGGGTGACGATCTCTACATCAAGTCGTGTAATCGTCGGTGCGGCCACCTCGCACTCGACGCGCCCCGGACTCACGTCCGGCCACTCGGTCGTCGGCGGCCTAGAGGTCAGCCATGCCTGACGACCCGATCACGCGTGGCAACACCCTCGTCACCGACATCACGGTCCGCGATGACGCGGGTGCGCTCGTCGACCCGACAGCCCTGACGCTCTCCGTCAGGACCCCGAGCGGTACCTCGACGACCTTTACCTACCCCTCCGACGCGGAGGTCATTAGGGACTCCGTCGGCGTCTTCCACGCGGAGGTCGTGCTGTCGGAGATCGGCGTCTGGGAGTACGAGTGGTCGACCACGAGCCCGAGCCGCGTGTCGGGCGACCAGGTCTACGTGGTCTCTGACCCGACCTCCTCCTCGCCCGCCGTCAACTCCGTCGCGGACCACACGAGGTTCTGGCTCGGTGGCGAGAACTGGAACATCCTGACCTCTAGCGAGCACTTCGGGGTCGCCTACGTCCTGATAGGGGTTGAGAACGTCAAGCGACGCGTGCTGACGAGCCCGCCGCCGCCGTCTGGCGAGTCCTCACTCAACGGTAACGTGCTCGCGTACCTAGGCATCCTCTCGGCCCTGGAGTTGATCCCCGCCACGCGAGACGCCTGGGCGAGCAAGGTCATCTCGCGCTCGACCGGCAACGACCCGGCCGAGATCACCACCTACACGGACCGCTCCAAGCGGATCGACGACCTCCAAAAGGACCTCCTCTCACGCGTCGACGGGCTGCGCAAGGCGGCCCTCCCCTACCTGGAGGACGTACCCGGCTACACGACCAGCTCGCCGGACATCGACGAGGACGACGACCTCAAGGTCACCGACGACCCACGATGCTTCCCACCGACCTGGAGCTTCCCCTACCAGCGCGACGAGGTCGTCGTGCGGGGTCGCCCGTCATGATCCCCGGCGCCGCCGAGATGATCATCGCCAACCGAGGGCCGATCGAGCCCCTCCAGGGCTTCGAGGCAGTCGGACGCGCCGTGCGCCTCGTGTTGGCCGGGGGTCTGAACGACGAGATCGACCGTCAACAGCAGCGATGGCTCCAGGCTGACGAGCTGTTCGAGACGGCTGGGTTCGACGCGGGCCTCCGCGCAGCCGGCATCGACCACGTGGCGACGGACAACATCTTCGGCGGCCCCCACAAGTCGCTCGTCGCCTCGCCCCTCGGCCGGTTCCCCAACGTCTCCGTCACGGCGTACGCCGCGAGGGCAGCGCCCAGTAACTCGCTCAACGACCGCATGAAGGCCATCGAGGTCACGATGCTCGTCGAGACGATGGTCTATGCCGGCCCGAGGACAGACGACAACGCGCTGTTCGTCGAGTCGCTCGTCCACAGGCGTATCGAACGCACCAGCGAGGCCGTCATAGCCTGCATCGAGAGGAGCCGGACGCTGCTCGGGACCGTCGACCACGTACCCCAGCCGAGCGGCGGGCTCGTCAACGCCTCGTGGACGAGGACCGAGGACACCGAGGGTGCCAGCGGGGCCATCTACGTGCTCCACGGATCGCGATTTCAGTACGCGCTCACGAGGCGCGTCGCCATCGACTACTGACTACCTGGAGGAACGCATGGCCGAAGACATGATCGACGTGAAGTACACGGACAACACCAACCCGCGAGACCAGACCGAGGTCATCGTGTTCAGCGACGACCGCCCCGACATGACGATCGGCGGCCCCCCCGGCAGGGTCACCAAGGCCGAGTTCAACCGCCTCGTCGAGCGCGGCGTCGGGCTAGAGGTGCTGACGCCTAGCGAGGCCCGGCAGGAGGCCGCGTCGCCCACCGAGCACTCGCACGGGTCGCTCGTACACGAGCACTCGATGGACTTCAGCACCGCCCCAGCGACCGAGCTGGAGAAGATGGCGGACGCCCACGAGCTCGACGTCACGGGCACCGGGGCCGGGGGGAAGATCGTCAAGAAGGATCTCGAGGACGCGCTCGCCGCCGCGCACGCCTAGCTCGAGCCGACACCAACCAAAGCAAAAGCTAGGAGCACGACATGGCACGAACCGTCGTCGACGTAGGAACCGAGCAGAACCTCGACAGCGACTTCATCGTCGGCGCCGGGCGGATCATCTTCGCGCCGATGACGACGGCCGTCCCGACTGACCTCGGTGACGCGATCTACATGACCACGGCGTCCAACGCGTCGGAGGTCCAGACCCTCACGATCACCGGCACCCCTACGGGCGGCACCTTCAAGCTCAAGTTCAGGGGCTACAAGACCGCGGCCATCGCCTACAACGCCACGGCCGCGGCCGTCGACGCCGCGTTGGAGCTGCTCGGGACGATCGGCACGGGCGGCGTGACGTGCGCCGGCGGGCCGCTCCCCGGCACCCCCGTCACGATCACGTTCGCCGGCCAGCTCGCCAACCAGAACGTGCCGACCATCACCCTCACCGACGCCGCCTTCACGGGTGGCACGACCCCCGTCGGGGCGGTCGCGGTCACGACCCCCGGCGTCGGCCTGTACGACTGCAAGTCGGGGTGGTTCGACCTCGGCCCGACGCTCGGCGGCATCACGATCACGCACAACAACGGCGAGCAGACATACACCATCGACCAGGTCAACGCGGACATCTTCACGCTGCCGAACAACACGGAGATGGCGGTCTCCGCGGCGGTGTCCAAGAACGACATCGACACGATGAAGATGCTCTGGGAGGGGGCCGCCATCCAGGCGATCTCCGCCTCGGGCAACCGCTTCCTGCCGCTTGGTCAGATCCCCTCCTACACCCAGCGGCGCGTGATGGTGCTCAGCCAGCGCCCGAGCCTCGACGGCGGCACGACGCCCGGCGGCGTGCGCGGGGTGTTCTTCCGCGTGACCCAGCGGTCGCCGCAGGAGGCCAGCCTCGCGTACCAGAAGGAGGGCACGCAGCAGACGATCGCCTTCACGTGGAAGGTGCTCGCCGACACGACCGTCACGGACGCCCAGAGCCAGTTCGGCGGCGTATTCGACGAAAGATGAGATAGGTTCTCAATAACCATGTCAGTCACCGTCACCATCGAGCCACTCTTCCACGATGACCTGCGCGACCTCGACGGTCGCGTGGACTCGTGGCTGAGGGGGCTCGTGGGCGACACCGTGGACCACGCCGCCGGACGCCTGCGACATCACGCCCCCGGAGGGATCGACGCACTCGTCACGGCCGACGGACCGCGGGGTGAGCCCCAGGCGGGCGTCGTCGAGGGCATGGCGGGCGTGCTCCCCGACCTACAGGAGGAGATCGACCACCCCCGCGGGCTCGGGTCCAGCCCGGCCGACTACCCCTTCTACGTCGACGCGGGCACCGGCATCTTCGGGGAGTTCGGGAGGCCGATCACGGCGTTCCCCGGCGGCGTCATGGGGCCGGTCGAGTTTCGCGGGCGGATGGCCTACTCGCGCTCGATCAAGGGCCAGCCGGGGCAGGACTACTCCGGCGCCGCGCACCGCGACACAGACCTCTGGCTCCAGGGGCACATCCCGGCCTCGACCACCGGACTCGACCCAGCCTAGACACGACAAACAGCCGACCAGACGGAGGCTACATGCAGACCAGTACGGAGACGGACGACAGGGCGCTCAAGGATGCGGAGGCGGCGATTGAGGCCCTCGACAACGCGCACGCGAGGGTGACGCGCACCTTCCACTGGCCCGACGCCGGCGGCAACAGGCACCCCGTCAGCTTCGTGCAGGAGACCCTAGGGTTCTTCCCGGCGCAGGAGTTCATGACGATGATGACCCGCATCGTCAAGGACATCATCGGCGGCAAGTACGAGGTCGACGTGATGGAGCTTCTGCGCGACCGCGAGAGGCTACAGGCAGCCTCGATGCCGTCCGAGCTGACCAACGACGCGGTCGAGGAGACGATCACCCAGTGGAAGCCCTACATCCAGGCGTTCCTCAAGCTCGCGGACATCGTGCCTGGTCTCCAGCAGGACATCATCGCACTGAGCCTTGGCGTCCGTAGGAAGAGTCGCGACGAGTTCAAGGAGATGATCACGATGTCGCCCGCACATGGCGGGCTGACCATCGACGAGGGAGTCGACATCCTCAAGGTGTTCATCCGGCAGAACGTGAGCGTGATCAGGCGTTTTTTGGGCCAACAGGTTCAGGAGATCGGACAGGAGTTCATGAAGATGATGGAGGAGATCAGGACAGAGGCGGAGGCGTCTACCACTGGTGGGATGCAGTCGAGCACTACACCGCCAGCCACCCCGGAACCAGCCTAGAGGAGGTCCTATTCGAGTGGACGTACGACAAGTTCGAGCTGCTCTACGCATCCTTCGTAAAGCGTACGACCATCGAGGAGTTGAACAGACAGAGGCTCGCGCAGGTACAGGCACTTCGAGCGAACAGCGCCTACAACGAGACCAAGGAGGGGCTCGAGGGACGGCGTAGGGAGATCGAGGAGATCAACAGACACTTCAATCAGATGATCGAGACCGTCATGGACCCGGACAAGCACGAGAGGCAGATGAGGAAGATCAAGAACGATCCACTCCTATCCGCCGGCGTACGCGGTCTCGACCGCCTGCGGTGGAACATGCACGAGGGCATCGACGTGTTCGCGAGAGGCCAGCCTGATGGCTGACTCGTCGAGCGAGCACATCATCAGGCTGATCGTCCAGGGCGTCAACAG